GTGACGAATCCTGTACCCAAAGCAGTCATCTATATCTGCACCTGGGTACAGGGCTTAATGACAGGTGTGCAGGTCTAATCGATTTGCAGCATGCTGTCCTGTTTGTCAAAATTAACCCACAGGAATGTCTATCCTACCGGACAATACAGAAGTACGAATCCCTAGCAGGCATCGAGCAACAGTGATTTGTCCATGGACTGATCGGCCGGTTTGACAAATTTGGTCTGCACCTACACGATGCAGCCGGACTTGGAAACTGTGCAGTTAGTCTGTGGCGCAGGTGTCACATAGTTGACCGATAACTGCACCATAGTCTAAGAGACAGAGGATACCTGCTACTCGGGATACAGAGGGTATGAAGCTATCATCCCTTTTGTCGTTACTTCCTGCTTCTGTACGTGCGCAGCCTTGTACTTGCTCAAGTCTATGCCGGATGAGACTGCGCCATCTTTAATTGAATACAAATTATGATACTACATAGGAGCTCCTATTGTGTTGGATACATCTATCAGACCTCCGGATAAATGGAGGGCAGCCGCAATACCAAAGAAAGACGGATCGTTAAGATATTTGCTGATACCTAACGACAAACTGAAACAAAGACAAAGAGAAATTCTCGACTACCTGTACAGGGCGCATCTGAGAGTGCACGAGGCTGCTGTCGGCTTCATGCCGAACAAGTGTACGCTCAACGGCTGCCTGCAGCATGCTGCCGACGCACAGGTAATCATCAACCTCGATGTGCATGACTTCTTCCCCAGCTTTCCTGTGGATAAAGTCAGGTCAGTGCTGACAGCCCAGTTAGGCGCAGCAGTTGCCGATTACATTGTCGATATCGCAACTTTTAAAGGTAAACGCAGACAGCAGTTGCCTCAAGGTGCGCCGACAAGTCCGTATCTTACCAATATTGCACTTTACAAGTTTGACTGCAATATGGCAGCAAATGCGCAACGAAGAGGTTTCACGTATACGCGATATGCCGATGACATCACATTGGCGAGCAGCAGTGAGATGCGTGTCAACTACATCAAGACTCTGATTCACGGGACTGAAAGGAGGTTACGTGCGTTAGGGCTTACGCTGTCCAGAAAGAAAACAAATGTCATATTCAGGAACAGTCCGCGTGTTCCGAGACGCATAACAGGTGTAACTGTCCGCAAGGACGGACTCGGATTCAACGCACCTATCGGCTTGCGCAAGCAGGCTCGGGCAATGATACACAACCTGTACACAGCACTTAAGAGCGGTGTGCCCGCACAGGAACTTGTACCTGAATATCGCAGTGCAATGGGTACTGTGCAGTATTGCGACTTTATTCGCAGTGCCAGTATTGTTCCTGAATGCGCAACAGCTGATCCTTCCATAAAAACACATGAACTCGAGTATGTAAAGGAGGCTTTTCGTGCCTATAGACGTTATTGATGGAAATACATCACAGTCAGAAATACGTGTCGGCGAGGTATTCAAAGAGTACGGCGGCAATGTAGCGATAAACTTCAACGTCAGCGGCTACCGTACTATGTCACTTGACGAGTTCCGGAAGGACGTGCTGCCGTCTTTACAGCCAGTAAAGTGCAGCCAGGCTATGTCGTATTATGTGATACGCGACTTGTCGAACAAAACCTGCTATTGCCTTCTTCCTGACTGTGTCGAAGAATTCCGTGTTTCATCCTGGTATGAGACCACAACAGACAAAGTGAGAGAAAAGCTGCTGCAGGAAGCCGGACCGAGTGCGGAGACGGAAATTGTCTTCGACTTGCCTGTGCCTTTGCTCAAGTATCGGTACAATGAGACCTCATGGACTGCTATTGTAAAGATCCCGCATACTAAATTCATGTACAGGTCGACATTGCTGGAAAAATACATTGGCGAAGGCATTCTCATCAACTTACCTCCGTGTATCTTCAAAGTCAAAGCCAACAACAATGACGTAGTCCAGCAAGTCGCAGTATATGTCATTAAAGCAGACAGCGTTGTCTTTGACAATATCAAACTGGCGCATTTACCTTTACCGAATATATACAACGATGGCAGCGTATGCATGGGCAGCACACGCATTGAAGATCAGGCGAACATTAAGTCAAAGGGGCAGCTAGTGATGGCTGTATGGGATATGTTCATCAACTCTAACTGGAACTTGGATCTGCTGACATCAAGTATATTCCCGGACAACTTAAGCGACGTGTATGCGGCATTACCCGTACATGCAGTAGATACAGGATACAGCACCGAGCGTGTCTTGGCCTTGCTGAAGTTGCTGGACTGCCTGCATGACGATACTGCTTACCTTAATTTGAACTGGGCAGGTCTATATGCTCACATCTGACCTGTTTGCACGCACGCCTGAAGCCGCATTTAAGCGAAGGGCAACGAAGCCGATCAGACAGCGCCCCCTTAAGTACATCATACTGTCCGGTACAGAGATTGATGGAACCATGAGCGGTGCCTTGATACGTAACTCAGCCGTGCTACAGTTACGCTCGAAAAGATCAAAGGACGTTATGCGTGCTGTGCTGGAAGTACCAGTCAACGATGACGGCCTTAACATTAAAACACTTGAAAATTGAAAGGAAAAATGATGGTAAAAATCTACACTGAAGGGCACGATGCTGTGCATCATCCTTCACATTATGCAACACAGGCACTCCCACGCCACATAGAGTGTCAGGATATCAGGCGGCATCTGCCGCAGGCGGTTGCGGACGCCTTCAAGTATGTATGGCGTTGCGGTTCAAAGGGCACCGCTGAAGATGCAAAGACAGACATCAGGAAAGCCGTTTGGTATCTTGATGATTTCCTTGAGCACTTTACCGTTGGTCAGTTCGACTTCACGACAGCAAAAGCCGTGTTCGACCTGGTTGACACGTCGATGCTGACATGGCGAGCAGAGGTCTTGACATACCTTGTACACGGCAAAGTTAATGAGGCACGTGAAGTTCTTGTGAAGTATCTTGATGAGAAGGATAAAGTTTATGCGCAGCAAAGTGTTTGAAACAGGCGGGTACATTTACATCGACAGCCCCAATGCAAAGGGCTGGCATCAGTGCGAACCGGAAGAGTTTTTCGCCAACCAGCGTCCATATGATACAGAGCTCAACAAAGACCTGTTGAAGTGGACAGGCGCCAAAGTCGGAAAGGATCTACTGCTGCAGGTAGCTGCGCTGGCAAACTGTTTTCCCAGAATGGAGATCATGGTCTGCCTGTATTACAGCAGCACAGAACAGAAATGGCTGGCGAATGTGCCAAAGCAGAAGGGTTCCGGCGCGCACGTCAAGTACGATGATGAGGATTTCGAGCCGCCGAAAGGCTACGAGTTCCTCGGCACCATACACACTCATCCTGAGATGTCGGCTTTCTGGTCATGTGTCGATCGCAACGATCAGAACCGCAAAAACGGACTGCACCTTGTACTCGGTCTGAGAAACGGAAAGATCAACGAGGTCCTGTGCAGTTTGTTCTACAACGGTAAGCAGTACGATCAGCCTGATGCGTATGAACTGCCTGCAGTGGATGACCCGCTGCCTGAAGTCAATGAGGACTGGAAGGCGAAAGTGACCATGCAGGAGCTCGTAGAACCTAAGCTGAACATTGTGAAAGATACGACGGCATTGCTGGAACCTGATTGGTATCCAAGCTACAGCTCAGCCGATTTCATGTACGGCAGCGACAGCATCAGTCCATGTCTGTCAGATACAGCCAGTTATTTCGATGTCCTGAACTCTGCAGTCAAGCTCGACGAGCCTCAGCTGTACGAGCTCTGCGCCCAGCTGCTCGAGATACTGGGTCAGAATGATCTGGCTGCAGTAGTCGACACAGCAGCCGCTGAGTCTTTTGCAGATACTGTTGACGCATGTTGTGAGGCACGGTATGATCAGGTATCCACTTAATGTCGTAGTGATCGGGTGCGGAGGTATTGGCGGCTATCTCTGTCGACTGCTACCACAGACAATGGCATGCCTGTATGTCGATTCCCTGAATACCGACCAGGCTCAGCAGCTCATGCAGTCGGAAGGGATGTCTGATGCCGTGCAAGCTTCAGGCGCAGTCTTCAGCTCCCTTACCCTTATAGATGGCGACACGTTCTCAGGACATAACGCACTTAGGCAGGAAGGAACGGCTGGCAGCAAGCTGGCAACTGTCATGTCTATGATACGCAGCACAGACGCCTTCAGTACCTGGCTCAACGCCACGGAACTTGTCGGGTATAACAACTACATCACGCCCAGGAACATACATAAAATATTAAAGCCCTTGTATAACGTCGTCATATTCCTGTGTGTCGACAACCATAAAACAAGGTACGAAGTGACCAGATGGGCAGTGGATCAGAAAACACAGAATATCCTGATCATTAACGGCGGCAATAAGAAAACAGCCGGGAATGTCACGGTATTCCAGAATAATGCAGGCAAGCTTCTTGATCCTCCTATCTACAAGCTGTATCCTGAAGTGACTGATAAGTTTGACCGTCGTCCTGACGAGATAGACTGCGGCTCAGTGTCGGTAACCAACGACCAGACGGCAGTGACCAACAATATGATAGCATCTATAATGCTCGCCATGTTCAGCAGGTATGTTCGCACAGGGGGCTTCGATCAGAAAACCAGACATAAAGATGCCAATGGAAACAACATTGTAGTCAGGAAAAACGAAGTCGTAGTTGATTTCGAAACCATGACTATGCAATCGTTCGCACATTCACCGGACACAGACAATACGCCTTTGCAGTCGGTACTCGAGGGAGTCCCGGAAGGCGAAACAGAAATCATATAAGAAAGGAAAACAAATGCACAAACTCACAATCAACGGATCCACCTCCACCCAGATCAAACTCGGACGCTACACCACAGTGCTCAATCTCAGGAAGGCCCTGCAGGAAGTGGGGTACAACGTTAAAGGCAAGGCGTGCCTTATCAAGCAGACGCACAGCAGCATGCCCGCCAGAGCCAGAGACAATTACGTCATCCAGTACGGAGATGAGATCGAGTTTACCAACGTACCGCCCAAGATCGGGGCCAGAAAAGAGCGTGGTTCCGGCACTACTGTCACTGTCGGACGCAACACATTCACGTTCAATGACGGCGTTCTCATCATCTGCAGCCTGTAATTACAACTAACAAACTATAATACGAAAGGAAAACACATATGATCATCATTGCAACTGCGAACAACAACGAAAACCTCAACAACATCAAGATCAGCCTTGACAACAGCATCTCTCTCGGTCAGCTTCTCGACAGAGATGATGTTCGTGCATTCTTCCACAATGCCAGCAAAGAGAGCATTCTGGCAAGCCTTGTTACCATTGACGGACTCGATGCTTATGCTATTACGAATGCGAGCTCTCTGACTGTCGACAATACTATGGAACTGCAGTTCGACATCTACGGCAGAGCACCGGAGACCTCGCATACTGATGCTGCTGCTTCCGCCGGGTTCGTCACAATTACTCAAGGCGGAGGTTTCAACAGCAAGCGTGTGCCTATTGTGTCCGATACGACAAGAGCAGGCGACGTCCTTACACAGGATGTGGCCAATTTCTTCGCCACAACTGTGGATACCCTGCACAATATGCGTATTCTTATCAACGATGTCGAGGCGGAAACAACAGCTGTACTGCACGACGGCGACGCGATTACTCTCATGTCCAGAAAGTGCGGCGACAAGGGAGCATGTGTACCCATTCTTACAATTACGCATACTGACGGATCTGTGACGAGACATGCAGTCCTTGCAGGTTCAAGACTCAAGGAATGTCTCTCCAGGGTTGCTCCCGGTGCGGTAGTGCTGTCCATCGACGGCACATCAGTACCTACGAACTTCTATGATGCTATTGTAGAAGGCAAGACGGTCGACAAGGACATGCAAGTGACTGTCAACGACAACAAGAAATGCACGGTGCACTGCTATGCTGATGATGACAGTGATCCGGTCGACATGTGCCTGGATGACGGCAGTTCTGTGATGGACCTGCTTACCAAAGTACAGGATAAGTTCGACAACGATGAAATCTATATCGTCGACGTGGACGGTGATCAGGTGCCTGAAGCTTTCGCCGATACCATCCTGACTAATACACTTGTCGTTGATGGTATGAAGGTAACTTTCAGTTCGCTGCGTGCGAAGCCTGTTGCGCATGACTATATTAACATGGAAGATGACAGCGAGGAGGATGCCGAAGATGATGCCGAGTATGCAGATGACGAGCAGGTGCTTGAAGGTCCTGCAGAAGATGCTGTAGGCGCCGTAACAGTCGTTCTTCCCGGAGGCTTCAGCACCTCTCAGGTCGCAATCAGGAACAATGTGACGAAGCTTCGTGATGTTGTTCTCAGCGCACGTATTCTGAATATGTCTGCGATGAACGAAAGTCAGGCACAGTCACTCGTATATACAGTGAACGATGTTGAGAGTAATCTTGATGATACTCTGAGCATAGGCGATGTGATTCGCATGTCTGCCCGTAAAGCAGGCGACAAAGGCAAGTAAGGAGATCAGGCGCCCTGAAATATGGGCGCCTTTACCATGGAAACATATACACCTAAAACATTCACATTCGACATACCGATAAGGGCAAAGGCAGTACAGAGCACACGCTTTGCTCGCGGACACTCGTTTGTCGACGCCAAGACAAAGAAATGGAAGAAGGCTGTCGGAGACTGTATCAAGCTACACGCTCCCGATGTACCCAGCGAGCTTCCTTTTGAGGTTGTAGAGGCTGTGTACACATTCAAGCTGCCTCAGTCACTGACCAAGAAAGCTCGTGCACGCATTGAAGATGCATGGGCCAGAGGCGAAGATGTTGCGTACATCAGCACACCTGACCTCGACTCCAACATCAATAAGGGTCTGTCCGACCTGCTCACCGACATGGGCGTGTGGGCAGATGACAGACGCATGTGGCGCGTGGCGAAGGACGCAGTCATCAAGAAGGTGTACGGCAAGGTAGACAGCATCCGCATCACAGTAAGAGAGACGCCGTTTGTGCTTCTTAGCAACGGCAAGACAGCCTTGGAACACTTCTATGGACATACTGGAACTGCGTAAACGACTGCACGAGATGCTGGATCCTTTGTGGCAGACAGGCCAGTACAGACGTGATGACCTGTACCAGGAACTGAGCAGCCTGCTGAAGAAGGATGCACATGTGTCCAGGATGACCGAGCATGAAATTGCCAAGTGTGCAGAGTATCTTGCTGCCAGAACAGCCGTAGCGTACCCATGCTACAGATGCATCCACCACATAACAGACATCAATAACATACCAGTGTGCGCTAAGCACATAGAAAGGGGGAATCGTTGTGAGCGGTTCTGCGCTTCAGAAAATTTTCGAACAGGCACTTATAACAGCAACCGAAGCCCAGCATTGGGTTGACAGCGGCCAGAAATGGCAGTACTGCAAGACGTGTATCTATGCAGTGCCCACGCAGGCAAAAGACAGCAAGCCCACAGCTTTCGCAAACAAGAAAATGAACGCCAACCTGGCAGCCAATCCTACGCTGTGTTATCCTGAGAACATGGTAACGCAGGTATGTGAACTGACAGGAGAATATACAGATTTCATTTTCGGAGGCGGCTTTGTCGTTGCTGCAGGCAAGGGCAGCATAAGGCACGAGCTCTTGAATGACCTTCCCATAAGGCATTACAAGTTCACACAGCCGCGTGCATTTTCGTATATGCAGGAACATGGCGGCATGCTGTGTGTTGTAAAAACCACAGGTTTTCCCATCGTAAGGCTGATGGAAGGCGACGAGATGCTGTTCGTACTGCCTGCATATGAGAAAGAAATCGAAGACATCACATTTGAACATGAAGGTCGACAGTACAAGTGCGTCGGCTGGATAGACGACACAAGAAGCTACGCAAGAATAGAGGAGGCAGAAGTGGCCGATTTTTCAAATCTTATCGGGCTTGGCAACAAGCAGGTAGCTGAGGTTCTCGGCGAAACACAGGAAACTTTGCAGGATCAGGGCGTCATCCCGTCTGATTCCGGCAGCAGCGAAATGTCCTTTGCAAAGGATAAGGATGCGATGCTGAAAGTACTCAACAGCATTCCGACAGGCGCAAACAGAGCTCGCAAGAAGCCTGTGCAGGAACCAGAGCAACCCAAACAGACAGAGAAAGAAGATCCTGTCAAAGACTTCAAGCAGGTCGAAGCAGGCAAGGTGACAGGCACGATTGTCACTTCAGTGCCTTCCGACTCTGCAACACCTGCCGAACAGTCAGCAGCGCCTAAAGCAGAGCCTAAGGCTGAACCTGTGCAGGAAGAAGCGAAGAAGAACACCCGCAGGAAGACACCTAAGGGAAAGTGCGCGGATCTCACAGACATCATTGAACAGGTTGCACAGGATGTGCCCGAAGACATGCCTGTTGAAGACGTTCTGAAGGAAATCAGGCAGCTCAGAGACCTGATGATCGCGGCTTCAAGGCGCTCGGCGAATCTTGCTCTGAAATATCTCGACAAAGCGTCTGACGCTGAGACCAAGATCACACAGCTCAAGGAATTGCTTAAATGCTGATATCCGATTTGCAGAGAGCGGTGACGCGCAGTGCCTTACAGCGTAACGACTATGTGATGCAAGACGTATCTATGCTGTCTGAGGTTAGCGGTGAAGTTATCGCGCCGCGTTCAACAGCGGTACGATATATGACCAGGTACGAGAAAGTATCCTTCAGTGCTGACGACGTTGGTCCAGGATGCACCATGATCCCGCAGGAACAATATCTTCGCATAGGTGAAAACGGGCAGTTCACCTTGGTCGACGAATACATACCCGAGAGGCGATATATTGAGTTTGGCGACAACTGCTTTTTCAGTATGCACAGTGGAACTGGGCATGCCAAGAATGTCGTCATTACTGGTAAAAATGATTGCATTGTCATAATCAAAGACCGTTTGTGCGATGATTTTCGGCTGGAAGGCGACAGTTATGTCTGTAAGATCATTGGGGGAGCGATGAAAATAGTAGTGCTGAAAGGAACTCTGACAATGACTATAGATGGGGAATCCTTGATTGTCCCCGAGCATACGAAATACAGGTTCTATCTTAGTTCAACGTGTGCCGTATGTGTTTCACATGCCGACCAGCACACAAAGGACTCCTTGGCGCGTGAGCGCCATTGAACAAGAAAGTGAATTGCTGGAACACCTTAACGGGTAACGCCGAAGGCAATCAGCAGCCGAGCCATGCGTTCGACAGAACGCCAGCGCATGGAAGGTTCATCGACTATCCCATATGGGAGTACCCGAGCAGCCGTGTGACCGACAGGTCACAAAAGCAAGGGGAAGCACTCTTGGTTGGGAACAACCAAATGATATAGTCAGTGCACTGCAGAAATGCAGTGAGTGG